AAGGGGAGTTCCGTCCCTGATTTCTGTCCCGCATCCGAGCTCACCGTCGGCGACTTCATGGGCTTCCCCATCCCCAAAGACACGGTCGATTACGATTTCTCCGAGGAGTTTTGCCGGTTTTACGCCATCATGCTCGCCGATGGGCACGCTCATACGAGGGCCGGCAAGTACGTCGAGTACGGGGTGACCCTGAACATGACGACCAAGGCGGGGACGCTCGCGTTCGTCAAGTCCGTCCTTGAATCGCGCGATATCCATTACTGGACCCACGAGCGACAAGGTGCGTATTCAGTGCGATGGACCGGTGCCGTGGACTACCTGTACGACGACGCCGGCGAGAAACGCATGGACCCGCGTTTCCTCAACCTTCCGCGCGCGAAGACCGTGGCCCTCGTCCGCGGCCTCTTGGAGACGGACGGGTCGGTCCTCGGCGAGATCTACTTCCACACAACGTCGATCGACCTCCTCATGTCCATGCGGTACCTGTGCCTGCGTCTCGGCGTGCTGACTCACTCTGACGAGATTCGTCCCGGGGAAAATATCACGACCAAGAAGCTTCCGTACGCGCTGCGCATCCCCAAGCACGTCAATCTCGCGGGAGCAGCCACGTTCACGCCGTATACCGAGCACGCCTTCTTCGAATTCGACGGGATCCTTTACACGCGAATCACGTCCATCCGGGAGTCCAGGTATTCTGGCGGCGTCTACGACTTCAACATGGAATCGAACCACAATTACACCACCGATTGCGGACTCGTCCACAACTCCGGCAGGCGCAAGGGATCGATGGCAGCCTACATTGGCCTCGAACATCCCGATATCATGGATTTCCTGGATCTCCGGCGCCCGGGTGGCGACGAGAACGCACGGACCCGGAACCTGTTTCTGGCCATGTGGATCCCGGATCTTTTCATGCGGCGCGTACGCGATGACCAACCGTGGAGTCTTTTCGACCCGCACGCCGCGCCTGGATTGAACGACGTCCACTCCGACGCCTACGACAAGCTTTACGCGCGGTACGAGGCCGAGGGACGAGCGGTCAAGGTGGTCAAAGCGCGCGAGGTCTGGGCGGCTATCACCAGGAGTCAGATCGAGACGGGACAGCCGTACATTCTGTACAAGGACCACGCCAACCGAAAGTCCAATCAGCAGAACCTCGGGACGATTCGGTGCAGCAATCTTTGCGTGGCCGGCGATACGCGGGTCCTCACCGACGCCGGCCACCTGCCCATCGAGAGTCTTCGTGATCAGATGGTCAACGTGTGGAACGGGCGGGAGTTCAGCGAGACGATCGTGCGTCAAACCGGCACCGGCCAAAAACTCGTGCGTGTGCAGTTCAGCAACGGATCGGACCTGGATTGCACTCCGTACCACAAGTTCTACCTCGTCGATCGCAAAGAGCCCGTGCCCGCCAACCAGCTTTGCGTGGGCGACGTGCTGATCGACTGGGATTTGGTATCTGGCGAGACGATTTCCGGCGTCCACGTGACCGCGGTAATCGACGAAAATGAATATGGCGATACGTTCTGTTTCACCGAGCCGCTCCGAGGGATGGGGATGTTCAACGGTGTTCTCGCGGGCAATTGTGCGGAGATCATCGAGTACACGAGCCCTTCTGAGACGGCCGTGTGCACTTTGGCGTCGGTCAACCTGAACGCGTTCGTCACGCCAGCGGGCACGTACGATTTCGCGGATCTCATGCGGACAACCAAAATCGTCGCAAGGAACCTGGATCGCGTAATTGACGTCACGACGTACCCCGTCCCCGAAGCCGAGACGAGCAACCTACGTCATCGGCCAATTGGGATCGGGGTCCAGGGCCTCGCCGACGTTTTCGCCAGGCTCGGGTACGCGTTCGATTCTCCCGAGGCGTCTCGACTGAATTCGCAGATTTTCGAGGCTTTGTATTTTGCGGCGATCGAGACATCCATCGACCTGGCCGCTGAACTCGGGGTATACGAATCCTACGAATGGTCGCCGGCGTCCAATGGGCTTCTCCAGTTTGATTTGTGGGATCACACGCCCAGCGACGCGCACGATTGGACTGGGCTCAAGCGTCGTTTGAAGAGACACGGCCTTCGGAACTCGCTTTCGGTCGCCTTGATGCCGACGGCGAGCACGGCGCAAATTCTCGGCAACAACGAGGCGTGCGAGGCGTTCACGAGCATGATATACGTTCGTCGGACGCTCGCCGGGGAATTCACGGTCGTCAACACACACCTCGTCAAGAAATTACTGGAACTTGGGATGTGGTGCTCCGAGATGAAGAACCGGATTATTGCGAATAACGGGAGCATCGCGAAGCTCGACGAAATTCCCGAGGATGTCCGGGCTATTTACAAGACCGTTTGGGAGATCAAGCAAAAAAACGTGATCGATCTCGCCTCTTGCCGTGGACCTTTCGTCTGCCAATCGCAATCGATGAACCTTTTCGTTTCCGAGCCGACTGCCGCTACCCTGAATGCGATGCATTTTTACTCGTGGCAGAAAGGTTTGAAAACCGGCCAATATTACCTGCGATCCAAGCCGGCCAGTCACGCCAAAAAAATCACCGTGGTACATGCGAAACCGGTTGAACCCGACGACGAATCTGAGTCTTGTGTTATGTGCAGTGCTTGAACTATGTAAGCGCCGGTATGTTAAGGGACCCTGTCACCTCATGATGACAAGAGATGGACGTGGACCAGATACCTCTCGACGCCCGGATCACCGTCACGAAATTCAATTATCTCGGTAAATCGTACGATTTCCTGGATTGCGGGTTCGAAGTCGATCGATCACTTCGAGTGTTCAAGAACAACAAACGGGTCACGGTTTACGAAGGACAGCTTCAACTCCACCGCGCCGGTAACAGGATTTCGATATCTCCGTTACGTTTATACTTATCGACATCGAAGCCGCTCGAACCGAAAATCGAGATCTCCAGCGGGATCCGGGTGATCAACTACAATTTACCCAAAACCGACGCTTTCCGGTACGCCTACGAGACTCTCGCGGATCGCACGGCACTCAAAAACGAGCTCCGGCGCGAACTCGAGAAACTGGACGGCACAGAGGTCGTCGTTGCAAAGTACAAAAATGAGAAACCGTATTCTCGGTACGAAGTGGTCATTAAAACGGGAATTGTCCGTGACGAGATTACCAAGAAACCTATGAGCGTCACGAAGAACGGCCAAATCACGTTGATCGACGACTTGGGCAATTCTACGAAAGTCTACGTGCACGTGATGTACATGTGGTCAGTTCACGGAGAGAAACGCCGGTCCGACCAGACGCACGTAGACCATATCGACGGAAACCACGAGAATAATTCACCCGATAACCTTCGCTGGGCATCCCCGTCCGAGAACATGAATTACAAGTTCACGCCACCGAATCCTCAGCAGAAATTCCCCAAATATCGCGGGAAGTTAAACTTGTTGAACCGGTTCGAGGATACTGACCGGTATTTCGGGGAGGTTGACGGCAAGTTCGCGGTGGTCGGGCCGTATCGGAGACTTCGGCGCATGGGCGATTTCCGTTTGAATGAGCATGGGTACCCCTTAATAAAAATCCGGAGAAAAAATGCCAGAGTCCACCGTGCCGTCGCGTACGTTTACGGTAAAATATCGAAATCCGAGTACTACGACGCGGCTGGCACAGGTATCGTCGTCATGCATCTGAACAACGAGAAACACGATTTCACGCCCGATAACCTCGCGCGCGGGACCTCGCCAGAGAACCAGGTGGCGCGGCACGACAATCCGGAGACGACCGGGAGAAAACGCGTACGGCAACTCGACAGCAATCGGATTTCCATGAGAGAATTCGAGAGTCAAAAAGCAGCTTACGAATCGGTCGGTGGCAATCAGTCGAGAATGGGCAAGGCGATCCGCGATAATAAATTATATAAGCATTCTTTCTGGGAATATGTTTGAATTTACACTCTTTTTGTAAATATCGCATATCGAAACAACCTCGAAGCTTCGTGACCTTCAAAATTCCGCCGCGGCTCAAACATCCACGATTCAACGAGTTCCAACCCGAACCTGTCTGCGAGACGCGCGAGACTCGGGAGCGTCACGAGATATTCGACGATTCCATTCGCCGTGTCGACCGAGTCCCCGGAAGTCACCGTATCCCGCAGTGAGAACGTATACGATGACCCAAACTCTTCTGGAGAATCGTACATTTTCCGGAGCTGGAGATACATGGATCTACCATCGTACGCGTCGACCGCTGCCCCGTCAGTCAAACACGCAATAAAAAACCCGCCGGGACGCAAATTCTGGGAAACGGATTCGAGGATTCGCGATGCCGTTTCCTCGGTTTCCCAGAAATAATTCAATGCGAAATTCATACTGACCATATCGTACGCGCACCCATCCGGATCGGCATAAACTTCTTTCAGGAGATCGAAGACCTCGAAATAGACCTCGAGATTACCGGTATCGCGCAAGGATCTCGCGCGGCGTTTTGCTTCTTGAATTTCGACGCAGCTCTGGTCGAGTCCGCGGACAAACTCAAGGCCCGAAGCGACCCATTTCTGGAGATCGCCACCGCGGCCGCACGCAAGGTCGAGTAAACTCGTCGCATCGCTGAGTTTTGCGTACTTGTCGATGACCCGCCGTTTTTCCGCGTTATGGAATTTCTTGAGTTCGAAGAGGTCTCCGCGCGCGCGTTGCGAAGTCGATGTCGTCACTACCGAATCGTAATGTTTTTTCATTTAGTATAAAGTGACCCTGAAAGTCCCGCCGGGAAAGCCAGGGACCATGACCGCGTCGCCACCGTGAAGCTCCTTGCATGCCGGGTCGGACGCACACGTATTGCCGCTGTACTGGACGGGGAACCGCACGACAGACGAATCACGGTCGCGGGTGGCGTAGTATTCGTAACGTTCGCGCCGAAACACGTTCGGCCGGCCCCACAGTGCAAGAATCAGCGGAGGTTTGCCCGGGGCCTGCTTCCTCGACAAGAACCCGATATCCCGGAAAACCGGCGTTCTCCTCGAAACGACAACGTTCATCGGTTGACCGGGGAAAACGGCCGGCCGGGGCACGACAATCACGTCCTGGGCATCGGCGTACGGCGCGATCGTCGTCTTGGGCGGGGGCGGCGTGGTCGCGAGCGGAGGCATCAATGCGCCTGGGAAATCGTCGTATTTCTGGTGGAGTTTCATGTTCACGATAACGAGGACGATCGCTGTGACTAGAACGGAGATGACGCCGATCAAGACGTACCCTGAAGCTTGCATTATCGTACGTGCGATTTTAATCTGAGCGTAATATAAGTGATGATCGGGAAACTCGGCGAAGCGTCGACAATCAATTATATCGTGGATACCGCCGTCAGTTCGCGCGGGTCTTTCGGGTACCGCGTCGTCGTCGAGCCGGACCGGTACGAGTTCAACGTCGTCGCGCAGAACCATACCTGGCTCCTGGTCCCGAAATGCCCGTACCTCGAGACGATCCGCGGGACCTGCGACGCATCCCGCGGCAACGAAAAAGCCGTCCTGAAAGCCATGATCCGATCGTTCGTGGTCATCGAGGACGCCGGGGACGCTATAGTCGAACGCGTCGCCGGCAAAATCCCCGAATGGATCGTGAATCGCCGCGCGACTCCCGCGACCCGTCCCAACGGTCCTCCGCCCTCGTAATTATATATCGGGTACGGTATGACGAGACCGGCGAACAGCATGGGGTTCGTCCTGGTGAAAACCATCGACGATGGCGATTGCATGTTTGCCGCGGCGGGTATGGCCTATTTCGGGAAGGCGTACTCGGCAAAAGACCAGAAAACCATCGCTGTCAATCTGCGGAGACGCGTCACTGCCTACATGTCGTCCCCGGCCGCCCGACTAGACTTCTGGGCGCCGAAATTCCGGGATGGGACCGTGTACGCGATCGACGGTTTCCCGAGCCTTCTGACGTCTCCACGCGCCTTCAGAAAACAGAGGCAAACGGATACGTACATTGCGAAAATGCGGCGGTCTGGCGAATGGGGCGGTCAGCTGGAATTAGAGGTCCTCTCGCGCATCATGAATCGCCGGATTATCGTGATTTCCATGAAGAGAAGCGTCAACCGCAGCCAGAATACCCCACTTCGCGCTAAAAGGTACTCGAGCACGCCGTCGTTGTTCAACGCGCAAAAAGTGTACAGGATCGTCATTTCAGGGACGCCCGCGAAAAAAGCCATCTACATATTCCATCGCGACGGCAATCACTACGAAGCCCTCTTGAACAAACTCGACCCGGTTCCCAGGCCAGCAAACGCCCCGGCGCCCCGACCTGTAACCAGTCCTGCGACCGCTCCGGTTTCTCGATCCGCTCCCAGGCCTGCCACCGCCCCGGCGCCCAGGCAACAATCGGCGCGGAAAATGCCCGTGGGCGCCGCACTCCTACATCGAGCGGTCAAGAACCTCCCGGCGCCCGACCAAACAGCGATATTCGCGGCCTTCCGATCTGCGCCGGTTCGCGAGACCGTCGAGATGTTCCAGAGTTTATTCTCGCGCGCCCGGAAACCCATGCCGGAATCCGCGCCGCTGGCCGTTCTCAAGGCAATGTATACGGTTCGTGGCCAGCAACGACTCCGCGTATGGACGGGAATCAAGCACGCCTTGATATCCGGGTCGTTCGGTACCTACCTGCGATGGCTCCAGTTACCCCCGACATTATAATCTCTCGTATTGTATGGCTCAAATCACGAGCGATCTCCTGATATCGATTCATTCCAAGAAAATCGACGCGTCGTCTGCCGTATCGATCGTCGTCAAAGCCATGGAACTCGCTGAAGGGTTCCCAGATCTGGATAAGAAATCTCTGGTGATCGAGACCCTGAAAGCGATCGCTGTCGGCGCCGACGGCCAGGCCGGGACCGCTGACGATCTTATCAAACCCGACGTCATCGCGGCCATCGAGTTCCTCCTGAACAGCGGCGTGGTCGCGGATATGATCGATGCCCTGGTCGGGGCCGCGCGCGGCATGTTGAAATTGGGGACGCCCGCCGCCGGACCGCGCAAATGGATTTGTTGCTGAATCCTTTACGCGAGTTCCATAAAAGTCTTCGCGAGAATATCCGCGATTTGTTCGAAGACTTGAACAAGACTGACGCTTCTGTAGGAATTCACGCGTTTCAATCGTTTCCCACCATGACGTTCAATTGCGTCCTCAGATTGCCGGACGGGTACCCCGCGGCCTGGTTCACGGCCAATGGATTGAAGGCCGCGGACCCCGGCGCCAAACTCTTCAAGGAAATAAGCGTTTCCGGGTTTTCGAATTCTACGGTGAAATTGAAAACTGGTACATGCAGCTTGAAATTATACAGAAACGCCAAGGTTCAGGTCGCGGGATGCAAGACCCCCGAGACGTTCGTCGACGCCATCGAGCGCCTCGTGCGGCTCCTGGGACCGGGAGTCGGCGTCGTCGCGTGCTCGATCACCCTGGTCAACCTGAGCGTGGATTTCGGCCAGCTGAGTCCCAGACGCGCCCGGTTATCAGAGTTCGCCAAGCTCGCGCGGGCCCGTGGTCACCGCGTAAACCGCCCGGATTCACCGCCAGTATGCGTCGTCCGATCGAGCAGCGAGCCGACGACCACGTGCCTCGTATACTCGACGGGGAAATTCGTCGTGACCAGCCGGTCGTTCAGGGAGATCGCGAGGGCGTACGCGACCACTGTACGGATGTATATCGAGGCGTCCGATACCGCTGCCGGTGCTCCCGGTACGACAAAGACCTCGCCCACGCTCGACGAGATCGTTTTCCGCGGCATGCCCGGCTACCTTCACTCTCACAAACCCGACTCGAAATTTCATGCGAATTGTCGGCGGTGCGTGTGTAAAGTTACATCGTGACGCGCCGGACAACGTCGGTATACGTCAAATTCTCGCGAATGTTCAATAGAGTTTTCTGGAGGACGAAGTTCGAGTTGGATGTCGTTTTATCCGTGCGTTTCGCGAGAACTCGCCACTTCATCGCGGCCATTTTCTCGGCATCTCTCGCCAGCTCGCACTCCACGATATCGCCGTCGACGGTATAGGGGTCGACCGGGACGCCCGCGAGCCTGCTGCGCCGCGTTTTCTCATCGAAAATCCACAATTTCCCGCCCTTGGTCGTGAAATCGACGGTGTGATGCGTCTTCAGCTTAAACAACCTATCGTGCTTGCCGAATACGATTCCCTGGACCATCGGCATGAAAATGTACCCATCAGAGACGAATCGCGGATCGGGCGGGAAATCGGGCGTCGCGTGGAATGTTTTGACTCCCAGAACGGCTGTATCCGAGGGTGTCGGCGCGTAGAATTCCAGGGACGTCGCTGCGGCCATAGTTCGCTCCACGAAATTCGACCTGGATATCGGGAACCCGCTGACGATGACGGCGTCGAATATCGCATAATGCAGGCCGCCCGTCTCGGTATTCCGCACGAGCTCGCCGTCGAATACGGTGCCCTGGTACAAGGCCTTGGGACATTTATCGAGCTCGAACACGTACGGGCACAACTTCCTATCGAACAGCACAGCGACGCCGACGCCCTTGACGACAGCGACCATCAGCACAAACCGCACGCCGTCCGTCTTCTCGGCCACCCTATACGGCTGCTCGGCCAATTTCGGGAAATCGGCGGTGTCCACGGAAACCGGCATGGGACCCGGGAAGACGACTTCGGGAAGGTGAGGCGACGCGAGTTCCCGAAGTTTATTGGTGAGCAATGCGGAGTCTTCGCCATGCACGCGATACAACTCGATTCCCCGGTGACTATCGACGACTTCGAGAGATGTCTGAAACATTCGCAATAATTAATATGCTAGAACTTTACAATTTTCGCGGCTACAACGACAGGATTCTCTTTCTCGAGCACGCGTTTTCCTAGATCTCTGTAATTCACGGGGCACGCGTGATCTTCCGGCATCCTGCACCGCGCGCACAAGGTCGATCCGCACTTGCATTCGAAGCTCGTCGCCAACCCGATCTTCTTCGAGCACACCGGGCATTTCCCCATCCTGGTTCCTAGGATGAATTAAAAGGTGATCGTCTCGACTCGGGCGGCGACCTGAATACCCGGGACGCGAGAACGGCCGTGGGCGATGTCCTGGGAGTCGGCCGGCGGATAGCGTTCGAGTGTACTGCGCGCCGGATCCCCGCGACGTTCGAATGCATCGTGGATCTCCCGAACCGCATCTGGACCGCCGCGATGTAATTCCTGATATTCTCGTGATCTAGCGCGGTATTTGGGTGACACATGCCCGCGAGAAGTTTCGCACGGAGCACGCGAGGCAGCACGGTCGCAAACCCGAAATCGATGACGAAGACCCGCCCGCGATTATCGACCAGGACGTTGTTATCGTGCGCGTCCGAATGCACGATGCCGAGAGCCCACAATCCAAGAATCGCTCGCTCGTATTGCCCCGATAACGCGAGTTTCCGTGCCGCGGATACTCGCACCCACGGCACTGCCCCGGCGACGACCCGCATGCACTGGACGTACGCGTTCCCGACCCTTCCGGCGAAAAAGAGCTGGGGCACGTGCGATTTCGCTGTGAACTTTGCACGCAGGCACGGCACCTCGACCGCTCTGGAGTCCATCACGTACCGCATCAGCTTGGCTTCCCGTCTGCCTTCCGCGATCGTCGTCACTTTCACGAGCATGGGTTCGTAGAGTCGGCCGGATCGCACGGTTTTCACGGCAAAGTCCACGCGGTCTATTTTCGCCAGGACGTCCCTGACCCGGAACGGGGGCGTCGCGATGAAGGTCGCGCTGTACGCCCCGGAGACGTCGGTGGAGCGGAGCGTCTTCCCGAACAATCGCTGGATCACCGGCCCGGCGTCCACCTGGTTATCCGGCGACGATCTCATAGGAAATCCGTATTTCTTGCGGAGCCTGTGTGTTTGCGCCTCGTTCACGTAGGCGTACATCGGCCGCGATAACTTTGGCGGTTCCCTGTATTTCCCGAGCAGCATACACTTTAAATTATAATAATCAGATCGCGCGGTTTGATTTTGGGGTCAGAAGCGCGCGCTCGCCCGCTCGAGGACGCCTGCTTGATGCACGAGCACCTTGATGTTGGCCACGGTCAGCTCTGCCGCGAGCCCTTGCAGCTCTTCCAGGAGCGCCTTCTTCTCGGTGGCGCTGGGCTTGCGCGGCGGCAGCGCTTTGGACAGGCCGGAGGGGCGTCCCCTGACGGTCTTGGCAGATTTAACGGCGCTCGAGGGGTCGGCGACGTCTTTGACGGTGCCGACATCAGGCTGCAGCCACGAGCGAAGGTTGTCTGCAACAAAGAAATAGGCCTGGTCGTCGCCTGCAGGGCGGGCGGGTGTGCGGTCAAGCCAGTATGGGGCGGAAGGCGAGATTGATGGCATGGCAAGGAAGCTGCGCACACGCACCCTCAAACTCGACGAAATAGGTTTCGGGGGATTTAGATTTGACTTTGGTGATACGTCCTACACACAGCCCAGCAATGAAATGTTAGCTGCAAACATCGACGACTGCCCGGGCGATAGCTGAAGAGCTGTGAGTTACCTTCCCAGCCCAGCCGGCCAGCGGGAGGTCTCTCCTTTGGCCAAACATCCGCGGGCACCAAGACCCGTTGGCCCACAAGGGACGGCATGCTGCACGTTTTCCCCGAGAACTCCTCCGGCCTTGGTAATTCCGGCACGCGGCGATTCAGATTGCTTTTGACCGCCGCAGGAGCAGGAGCGGCGGGCAGGAAAATACAATTATCGGCTGTTATGAATCGACCTTGAGACTAGGCCTGCTCTGATATAATTGGATTAATTATAATCAGATCGCGCGCTGGTATTTCGCATAGGAAGAGCCTTCCTTGAAAGACATTTCCTGAGACCTTCTAGAAGATGCTCTCAGAAGATTCGGGCAGGCGGATAAGGTCACGCTGATGGCTTCTTTTGCGCTCCTTCCACTCATATTACATTTGTTTGGTTCAATCATACATTTTAATGTTTTATCAGTGCGCGGGGAGGTGACACGGTGAGGCGGGGGGACAACCGCGTGCATTTTTATCTCCATCCACACATTTTCTCGCAACGCGTTCTTGTATTGTACTTGATGCACATGTTTCAGACCCGCGTTATACATGCTAACCTCCGCCCTCCGTCCTCCGTCCTCTGCGATGCAGCCCGCGTGAACCTGCCAAAATTGGCCGCGCCTTTCCGCTCTTCTGGCGATATGGACGAGACTGCGAATGGGGACGGCGAGACGGCGCTGATCTTGGCTGCAGGCGAGGGCCACACCGTGATCGTCAAGGTGCTCCTGACCCACGCCGGCATCAACGCCAACGCCGCGAATGAGATTGGCAACACGGCGCTGATCCATGCTGCATCCGAAGGCCACGACGAGATCGTCAAGGTGCTCCTGGCCCACGCCGGCATCAACGCCAACGCCGCGGATGGGAATGGCGACACGGCGCTGATCTTGGCTGCATCCGACGGCCACGACGAGATCGTCAAGAGGCTCCTGGCCCACGCCGACATCAACGCCAACGCCGCGAACCAGGACGGCAACACGGCGCTGATCTTGGCTGCATTCGGGGACCACGGCGAGATCGTCAAGATGCTCCTGGCCCACGCCGGCATCAACGTCAACGCCGCGAGTGGGTATGGTAACACGGCGCTGATCTTGGCTGCAGTCCTGGGCCACGACGAGATCGTCAAGATGCTCCTGGCCCACGCCGGCATCGACGCCAACGCCGCGAATGAGATTGGCAACACGGCGCTGATCCATGCTGCATCCGAAGGCCACGACGAGATCGTCAAGGTGCTCCTGGCCCACGCCGACATCAACGCCAACGCTGTGAACGTCAATGGCAACACGGCGCTGATCTGTGCTGCAAGGAATGGCCACTACGAGATCGTCAAGATGCTCCTGGCCCACGCCGGCATCAACGTCAACGCCGTGGACCTGGACGGCGTCACGGCGCTGATCTGTGCGAGTGACTGATGTAATGCGTAATGTGGTCGCCAAAGAGCACGACGGTCCCGGTCGCCGCCGCTCCGTATATCGTACGCGGGCATTTCGCACAGGAAACGTTAAGCGCCATGGTCTTAAGGAACCCGTCATCATGGAGTGTATGGCGTTCAAGCAGAGTTTCACGACGTCTACCGGTACTCCGGCGTCCAAGATCGTCTCAGAAGGCTTCAGCGTCTACTTCGCCGACACCCCGATAGCTAAGCGTGCCCGCCTATGCGGTCTGTGGACCCACTGGGCCCCGAAATACCCCGAAATGCGTGTCTGATGCCCCTGGGATACCCCGGCTACCACACCCTGTCCCTAAACAAGGCCCCTAGAGTCAACAAACTGCAGTTAGACGACTCTAAACGAGCCCCGGCATACACTAAACAAGGGGTTTCGTTTTCGGACCTGGGATTTCGTTACGCGACACCCGAGACTGTCCCTAAACTAAATTCGAAATAAAGTCACCTAACGGGGTCTGTCCTTAAACAAACAGACCACCATCGTCACCTAACGGGGTCTGTCCTTAATATGCAGAAAAATAAACGAGTTAAAATGGTAGACTTCGAGAATCCGGGGTTTCGAGTTCCCGAAGGAAAGCGCGTGTACGCTCTTCCGGCCAATTTCGAGTTGATCTCCGGGGATCATATCGTCCAAGAAGACCATATGAGGCGAAAATGGTGGCGTCACGGCATACACGTCGTCTCGGACGGTGTCCCCATGGTCTACCACGTGCATCACGGCGGGGTGCGGTGCGCCAGGTACATCGAAGACTTGCGCGGAGTCTTCGTCGTGCATTACGAGTCGGACAGAGAGGCCCGTGCGGCACGCAGAAACAACGCGGTCGACACGGCGAAGAGTCTCGTGGGCAGTCATGAGTTCTCCGGCGACGGCAAAGGGTTCGCGGCGTTCTGCAGCACCGGGAAACGAGACGCGCGGGTCCGGATGCGCGATATCCTCCCGGAACCCAGGTACAAGGATATCCCGTGGAACGACGTATTGGACGTGTGTAATTTTTTTAGCTGAACACACTAGACCCGTCCATTAAACTTGCGACGGTACGCCAAGAGGGCCTCGGCGATCGTCGGTTTCTCCCAGAGAATATACCGGCTCAGCGTTGCCGGAGTCCTTGGATCCTTCCACGATTCCGTCGCGCCGTGCCTGGCGATGTAGGCTCGACGTTTCTGGCGTGCGATGCGAGGGTCCCGCGCGGAGTACACCGTGAAATCGCCGCACCCCGCGCCGCCGAAATGAGTTTTGACGCCGTCGGAGAAGACCGCGACGTACTTTTTGCCTTGGCGCTTGGATTTACAGATCCTCATACGATACATGATATATTTGTCGCGGTGTAAATTTGAAGAAGTCGAACAAACAAGGTTCACTCCCGTGCGTGGCGTGCGGCAGTCTCTTCGGGCGTCTCGCGCAGCGTCAGTTCTCGTTCCCGCTCAAGAGCTTCGATAATCTTGGCGGACTCGTGACGCATCTCTTTGGCGGCCGCCTCATACTCGAAGTTATTCCGGTCGTGCGCCTCGGCCCGCTCCCTCTCCACGCGCGCGCGCTCCCGAGCAACCCGAATATCCGCGAGTCGACGGCGCTCCTCGACCCGCCCGGCGCCGTCGATGGAATCCAGGATCTTGGCCTCGGCGTCGTCGATCGCCTCGGCGATGTTTTCATAGTACCACATGCGCTTGAACTCGATAGTGACGTCCACGCCGGTCTCGACGTGCTTCACCGCGTCAAACTCCAGAGGCGAATTCCAGGTGTCGTCGTCGTCCGAGCTGCTGCAGTAGGACCCGTAGGACCCGCAGGACGAAGAACAGACGTGCACTGTTTTGTAATCACTCAGCCGCTGCGCTTCGTGGAGCGATTTTTGTATGTACTCGCTTAAAAGATCCGTGAGTTTTACTTCGCGGACGTCGGGGATCTTCGCGCCGTCGACGATCATTCCTGAAAGCACAAACATAATACAATAATTACACGACGCGTGTCACGACTCTTGGTTTCTGAGGTATTCGTGATCGAGGGCTTCGCCGATGGTCATCCGCCGCCTGTGGTTCTTGTCCAGGAGTCTCGCGACGAAATCTGTGGCCGCCGCGGACTGGCCCGGTGGGATCGCGCACGGGACGTCGTCCAGGATCGAGGCCATCACGTTCTTGACGATTCCCCGCCCCCCGCCAAACGGCATTTTGTCGTACAACAGCTTGAACACCGTGACGCCAAGTGACCAGACGTCCGATGCCGGGTAGTCCTCGCCGCGGAGCCGTTCTGGGGCAGCGAATCCCAGGGTTCCCTCGCAGCTGGGGTCCAGGAAGGGAAGTCGGGTGAACTCGACGGCGCTCCCGAAATCGACCAGGACGCCCCCGCTGCCCCTCATGATATTGGAGTTCTTGACGTCGCGATGGATGACGCCGATGGAATGCAGGTACGCGATGGACAACGCGACGCTGGAGAAGACATCGCGGACGTCGATGGGTCCTTGGGATTCCAGGTCGCCTCCAGGAACGAACTCGGAGACCAGGTGCACGTCGCGAAAGTCGTTGATGACGTCCACGAGCGAAACGATGCCCACGCGATCGGATACGCGCTCGAGGATCCTGATCTCTCGATCGATCTTCGCGCGCCCAGTCGTTGCCTTCGACAATGTTTTCACGGCGTACCTGCGTTTCGTGTGGACGTCGATCGCGAGGTTGACGGATCCCGAAGCACCAGTCCCCAGCTCGCGAATCAGTTGGAGATCCATAAATATCAGTAGAACATTTTCCCGGCGTACGCATAATCTAGGGCCGCGAACGATTCCTCCTGGTCCGCTGGTTCCTCCTGGTACTCGGTTTCCTCGGCGGGGTACTCTTCGGGGTACTCTTCAGGGTACTCGGTTTCCTCGACGTACTCTTCAGGGTACTCGGTTTCCTCGACGTACTCCTCGGGGTACTCGGTTTCCTCGACGTACTCCTCAGGGTACTCGGTTTCCTCGACGTACTCCTCGGGGTACTCGGTTTCCTCGACGTACTCGGTTTCCTCGGGGTACTCGGTTTCCTGAGGATACTGAGGATACTGAGGGTCCTCGGGGTACTCGGTTTCCTCGGGGTACTCGGTTTCCTCGGGGTACTCGGTTTCCTCGACGTAAGGGGTGGTCTCGACGACATACGGAGACTTTGTGACATTGGCCGCGCCCGCCCCGGAGTAGAATCCCTTCTGGTACTGTGGGACGAACTTTGATTTCAGCTGGCACGTTCCTCTCGATGATATCGACCACCCCGCACACCCCTGCGTCGCGTTACAGTAGTCCATGCACGCAATATCGGTCCCGAAAGTTTTGGCGCCTCCCATATCGTACGCCTTGGGGATATACCGGTCCTTCGACGCGCCTTCGACGGAGTAGACGACAGTTTGTGCTGGAATTCTTGTGGTTCCGGGCGGTATGGTCGTCTTCACGGGCACCCTGGTCGTCTTCACGGGCACCCTGGTCGTCTTCACGGGCACCCTGGTCGTCTTCACGGGCACCCTGGTCGTCTTCACGGGCACCCTGGTCGTCTTCACGGGCACCCTGGTCGTCTTCACGGGCACCC